TAAGATTTTTATATAAAGTTATTATAACATAACAAAATAACATACTAAATGACTGGTGGTTTATTGAATTTGGTTGCTACAGGAAATCAGAATGTTATTCTCAACGGTAACCCCAAAAAGTCGTTTTTTAAAAGCACATACCTCAAATATACGAATTTCGGTCTTCAAAAGTTTAGAATCGATTTTGATGGGCAAAAAAAGCTTAGATTAACGGAGGAGTCTAAATTTACGTTTTATATGCCGCGATATGCGGATTTATTAATGGATACGTATGTTTGTGTTACATTACCGTCGATATGGAGTCCGATATATCCACCAGAAACAAAAGGGCAGATGTGGGCGCCATATGAGTTTCGATGGATAGAAAATATTGGGACACAGATGATAAAGGAGATTGTTATCTCTGTTGGTGGGATGACGCTTCAGAAATTTAGTGGTCATAATTTAATGGCGATGGTTGAGCGAGATTTTGATAAGACGAAACGTGAATTATATGATGAAATGACTGGTAATATACCGGAGTTATATAATCCAGGATGTTCGGGTGCACGATTAAATCAGTATCCGAATGCATATCGAACGCCAAATACTACGGTAGGTGCAGAACCGTCGATTCGTGGTCGTAAGCTGTATATTCCGATTAATGCGTGGTTTACTCTTTCGTCTAAAATGGCGTTTCCTTTGGTATGTCTTCAATACAATCAGTTACAAATCGATATTACGTTACGTCCTGTTCGCGAATTATTTACAATACGTGATGTAAGTGATCCGACGAATTATTGGCCGATTGTCCAACCTAATTTTTCTAATCCGAAGCATCAAATGTGGCGGTTTCTCCATCCACCTCCGAGTATTGACCTAACTTTTGATTCTTATGCAAATTTTAGGACAGATTGGAATGCGGATGTTCACCTTATATCGACATATTGTTTTTTATCGGATGATGAATCAAAAATATTTGCGGCGAATCAACAAAAATATTTGATAAAATCCTACTATGATTGGACGTTTAATGATGTAACGGGAAATAAAAAGGTTAAAATAGAGAATTCGATGGGAATGGTTGCATCATGGTCGATGTTTTTTCAGAGAAGTGACGTTAATTTGCGTAATGAATGGAGCAATTATTCGAATTGGCCGTATAATTATTTACCCTACGATATCATACCTGCACCTGTCGATGATAACTGGAAGTGCGGTCTTCCTTCTTATGAAAATATATCAACAAATTTCGATATATCTGGTGGAGATTTGAGCAACCGACCGACGAAATGGACCGTGGATTTTCCAAATGATCGTTATTATTATGACAAATATGGAAAGAATGATGGTATTGGCCCGGGTATTAATCCAAATGATTCACGTTTAACTGGTTTGCATATTACTGGCGATTTTCAAATCGAGAATGAGCGCGATATTTTACAGACGATGGGGATATCATTAAATGGGAAATATAGGGAGAATATTTTAGACGCTGGTATATACAATTATGTTGAGAAATATACTCGGACACGTGGTAATGCAAAACCTGGAATCTACTGTTATAATTTTTGTATGAATAGCGATCCTTATGATACACAGCCTAGTGGGGCGATTAACATGAGTAAGTTCAACCAAATTGAATTAGAAATAAGCACGATTTATCCACCTTTAGACTCGAATGCGGCGATTCGAACAATTTGTGATCCACAAACGAATGAAATTATCGGAATTAACAAACCAAATATAAATATTTATCATTACACATATGATTTTCATATACTGGAGGAACGTTATAATGTTCTCACATTTGTTTCTGGTAATTGTGGATTAATGTATGCCAGATAAACAAACTAAAACCAGGTATAACCCCCTCTTTTTTAATATTCAGAATATATAATCATTCTGAATATTCGGAATTTTAATTATTTGAATATATTAGATTACGTAGATGTCAGATTTAGCTGGAATTGTCGATTGGGGTGAGGTTGAGTCTTTTTCAATCGATGTGCTAACATCATTATGTTATGTAATTATTGCATCGGTATTAGCAGTAAATGTATTATTTTATGCAGACAGTTCGATAACGAAGGACATTTCGTTGACGAGTATATTTCCTACGGAACCAAATGTATGGCCATATTGTTATACAGATGGATCACAATATTCGGAATGCCCGGAAGATGCTGATAAACCGCCAAAGGATTGTGGGCAAAATATCAATTTTGGAGATATAAATACCAAACTAAGCGATCCAACAAATAGTTTTAATTTCTTGAAAGGTTGGTTATCGAGTGGTTCCATATTCTTGGAAAAACTTGTATTTAAAATGTTTTGTTTGACAAAAGAACAATATGAAACGGTGAATGAACTAAACGATAATGAGGATGATGATAATGCAATATTATCCAAGGCGTTTTTTATCGCACGTTTCAAGCAATGGATGAATAATACATCTGTTTACCATTTTACAAAAAGTAGATACATATTGATTCAACTATTGACTCTGGTTATATTCATTCGAACGTTTTTTAAAGAAAAAGGTATTAGTGATATTACAGAACCATTTATGATAATTATCGGGTTTATTATATTCATATTGTTATGCTTATACTTTGCCTTTGGAATATCATTTCTACTTACATTATTCGCGATGGTTGTAAATAAAACACAAACAGAAGATTTAAAAACATGGGGTGGTGGTATTTTGTGGACAATAATTACTGCCGGTGGATTTGGCGGGTTAGTTCCGTTAATTATTTCGATTGTTCAATTTATTCAATTTTTTGGTTCATTTGTGTTATACCCGTTAACAAATATAACCAAATATAAAGAGATATATGCAAAATATATCCCTATCGTGTTTTTTGTTTTTAATATCTTCGTCATTTACCATGCGATTATAATGTATACAAATTCAGATAATGAAAATATTTTAGCTTTATCGATCATCGTAACCGTATTTATTATTATGTCGCTATTTTTTGGACCGGCAATTCATGATGCATATAAGAATATGCAAACAGCTTCAAAATCAACATAAAACGGTATTCTAATAGTATATATATCATATTATTATTATGTCGAAAACTAAAACGGTAAGCAAGCCCCATGAACCGGCAAAGTCTACACCAGAATATTTTAAGAAGTATCCTTTTGTTAGTGTTTGCACGCCAACATTTAATAGACGACCGTTTATTGCGTCGATGATCGCATGTTTTAATCACCAAGATTACCCTCAAGATAGAATGGAGTGGATTATTATTGATGATGGAACGGATCCAATCGAAGATTTGGTTGGATCGCATCCACGTGTGAAATATTTTAAATATGAAACGAAGATGACTCTGGGGCGAAAACGCAACCTTTTGCATGAAAAATCGAGAGGTGAAATATTGGTGTATATGGACGACGATGATTATTATCCTCCAGAGAGAGTTTCGCATGCCGTGGAAATGCTTATATCACACCCTGATGCGTTATGTGCAGGGTCAAGTGAAATCTATATTTATTTTAAGCATATTAAGCAAATGAAGAAGTTTGGTCCGTATGGCCCGAATCATGCAACTGCGGGGACTTTTGCATTTAAACGTAAGTTATTGAAGCAGCATAAATATAACGATGATGCCTGTTTGGCGGAAGAGCGTGCATTTTTAAAAGATTATACTGTTCCGTTTGTTCAATTGAATCCGATGAAGGTTATTTTGGTTTTTTCACATGAGCATAATACGTTTGATAAACGCAAATTGTTGATAAATGCGAACCCTCAAGTCGTAAAAGATTCTCCGAAGCGAGTGATGGATTTCATCAAAGATCCGGTTCTTCGAAAGTTTTATATGGTAGATCTAGAGAATTTATTGGTAGATTACTTGCCTGGTCGCCCGGAAATGAAACCAGATGTGATTCAGCAGACATTAGAATTAGAGAAAGAACGTGCCAAAATGGCGGAAGAAGAGGCGAAACATGGAGGGCAAATTATTCTTCAAGAGCCAGGTAAGGAACCCGTCGCGCTCACCAATCCGCAGATCGTTGAAATTATACAAAAACAACAGAATGATATTAAAATGCGTGATAAACAGATATTAGAAATGACCGAAGAAATAAAACGATTTCATTTTGAAATGCACGAATTGCGTAAGGATGTTGAAAAGTTACGAGAAGACAATTCTGATTCAGAATATAATAAAGATTCTGGAATAAAAATTGTTGAAGTCGTGAATAATAATGCAGATCTTATGAAGAGATATGAAGATTTACTTGAAGAAAACCGTAATTTGAAGAAAATGTTGGATGAGGTAAAATGAATAATGGAGCGGAGCGGAATCGAATGGAACGGAATGGAATGGAATGGAGCGGAGCGTAGCGGAATAATAATAATTGTGGTATTATTATTATTATGTATTAGACCTTTGAGATATCAACACCAGAGATGTTCAACATTAACATATTCGTCTTTGTCTTATGAATTATGAATTCATTATTCTTACTTGCGACATTAAAATTCTCTCGAAGAACATTCAAAATATTAGATGCATCCACCTCATCATCCTTTGTTTTAAAATCATACTCGGAATCATTATGACTCGAGTGTTTGCGCTTATTGCGGCGGGTTTTGCCATCATCTTGTTCTTCATCTTCATCGTCATAATAACCACCCGTTTGTTTTTTCTTATTTTTAGACGCGGATCCCTTTGGCGGAATATAATTCCACATACCAACCGACTCGATACACTTGTTTTCCGGATCATACGAAACCGATTGCGCATCAAAAACCAACGCAGTATCCTTCATATAACCATATGGCTCTAAATCAAACTCGGTAAGATCATCTAGGATTTCCATAAACTCCTTCCCTCGAACATAGTTTCGAATATAACCGGCAATTTCAGACGTAATCTTTACCGGAACTCGTTTAAGCTCGCCATCGCTATCACTTCCAGAGTCATCGTCGGATCCTGAATTACGACTAGAACCCGAATCAGATTCTGCACCAGAACCCGATTCTGAACCAGAACCAGAACCGGAACCGGAATCGGAATGCTCGTCATCAAATGTAACTTTACTACTGCTGCCACCATGTTTCTTACTCTTACTTGTTTCAGACGCGGATTTTGCAGGATATAACGTAATACACTCTACATCGATATCCATCGACATCTTATATTTTGTATCATATGAAATTGATGCACCCATATCGGAATGAATATAATTTTGTATATTCGTTATATCTTTTCATATGACATTAAACGCGCATTATCTATTCATCCGTTTCGCTAAATTCATCATTACAATTTAGTTCTGTCCGATTCATTTCAGAATCAGCTGTTTTTAACAGATATTTGTCTAAATATCGGTAAATACGATTAATGTCCAACTTCGTTATTTCATATGTTTCTAGTAATCTTGGTATTTCATCATCCGAATACTGTTTTCGAAGAGTCAGAAAAAATGCAAACATGTCCTTCTGATCCATCGATAATTGCATACATAAATTCTGTATGAATAGTGAATTATTATATTCGGTGCTATATTTGGTGAGAACCTTTGTGAATCTAACTTCTGTAGGATTAAATTTCGGTTTTTTAATCGTTGCACTATGATACAAATATTGGTTATAAAATGTCTTGATCAAGGAACATAATTCGTTAAATAACCAAATCTGCTTTTGAAACGTGATTCGATCAAAATAATCTGCTAAACATATATTATCCAACAATAAATGATAAAATGGAATAGATACATCTATCGGCATTTTTTCAAGAACATCAATTATATTCTCGTGCCAAAGTAACCCGACGATTGTTCGATCCGTTTCATTTATCAGATTATTATGCTCAGATATTGGAAATGGTGTATTGATTAATTTTTGCGTTATTTTTTTGCTATCTTCGTTATAGGTTTTGGGTTGAAATATCGCCTGTAATATATTCGTCTTCAATATTTCGTTTTGTTTTTGGTTCATATCGATGATCGAATTCAACTTACGCAGATTTCCTTGAATGAATACCGTGATATTTTTACGGAGAATAGTATCTATATTTGGAATCGCCATATCTATTAATTGATGCATCTGTTGAGATGTAGGCGTTTTTAATTCATAGACATGACAAACTTTCATCAACTCTTTTATTTTTTTGTCGATATGGTAATTCCCGATGCATATAATTGGATTCATCGTAATTTCTTCCTGTTTTTGCTTTTTCGTTTTTTTTGGGCGTATCAATTTAATAAGTGAAGTGATACCACCCTTATCCCCATTATTCATACCATCCAGTTCATCCATAACAACGACTATCTTTTGAACCTTTTTATGAAATACCGACATGATATTTTTATCTGATATATTATGCTGAGTTATCGACTCGATTATCGTCTTATTTCGTATATCCCCCGCATCATATTTTATAATGTCGTAATTTAAATCTTTCAATAAACGGTTTATAAATTCCGTTTTACCAGAACCAGGTGCACCATAAATATATATACCTCTTTTAAACGTGAGATCCTTTTTATTTTCTTGAAATGCATGAAGAAAATCTTTTATATGATGATATATACCTTCTCGACCAAGAATTTTATTGAAATTTATTTCATTTAATGTAGTATGATTTGTATTCCCTGGTATAGTTGTTGTTATTATGCGGACCATCTCGTAATTATTCTGTTTTTATTCTTTTATGTAGTAATTGGGTATCTATATTATTAATATATTTAGAATGAATTATAATTTACGAACAACTCTGCTTCGCAATCGATAAAGCTTTTTTTCTTTCTATACATTATAACCGAATATCTATCCTTGAAATGAACGGACTTTCTGATTTTTTTTCGCCTCTCGATAAGGACTATTGTGTCCTCTTTTATTGGCTTACCGTTGTGAATTTTGTTTTTCTCATCGTTGCAGCTTTAGGATTCGTTGTTTCTCTGGTGATGTTGTTTAGAAATAAAGTCACCGCGATGAGCACCTTATACGCATTTTTAATGATTCTCGTGTATGGTCTCATGTATTACCAGTCTCGTTTGTTTTATTCCATGTGTGTTACTGGAAACATGAAGGCTGGTTCATTTTTTGGCGGAAGCACCTCCGGTGAATCTCTTCCCGCTGCCGCTAAGAACGCATCTGTCGCCTCCCCCGGTGTTATGCGCATGTAGAAAATAAAAATGTGTAGTTAGTATATTTTGTATTATAAACAAATACAAAATAATATAAGTCTGTATTTAACATTTCAAACTTGAACTTCGCACTCCTTCACCGTCCAATACACCTTCCCATGGTATATATCCCGTGCTTATTGTAGCAGCATTATACTTTTTACCGTTAATTTGATTATAATTGTTACAGTTATTCGGATCAGGGGTTATTACGCCAGTATATATTCCATATGGATCGCTGCAATTTCCAGAAGTATTTAATACAAATCGATCGGGGCACTTTGAAATTTCGGGTGGCCATTTTTGGGAATTTTTTGATTTCCATAACAAAATCGCGATCGTTATTGTCGAAATAACCAGCGCGATACCCCCTAATAACAGGGCCATTTTTTGTATCGTCAAATTGAAAAAATTGCTAAACCATCCGTTACTCCCGGTAATACCATTACTACTACCATTACCACTACTAGTGCTACTGCTATTTCCAAATGCGGAAGACCCAGTATTTTTAATTTGAGAAACAAGATCGTCCATTTATAAGATTATTATATATAATTTAATATAATATTAGATTATAATTAAAATAATTATGAATCAATATCAGTATCGCCAGATACCAGAACATACGATTATCGGACAACCTAAAAATGGCCGTCTTGATATCGTTACGCCACCAATACAAGATCAATTCGCACTTTATGATAAAAACCCCGTTCATCAATGTGTAACCTATCGAGATGCTCTAAATGGAATCTGGGAAAATACCCCTCTTTCGAACGCTTATTTTAGCAAAGAAAACATGCAGATTATCCAAAATGGTATACGCGCTGGAGTATACCAACGATCAAACGGTAAATACGTTATTGGAGAACAAGATTGCGATACCTTACGCATCATCATGCGAACTATTTTTCTTCAGAATGCCACGAATGCGCCAACAAATATTCGTGAGCAGATTATCGAGTTGAATAACCTTGTTTATGAATATTGTGTTCCACGTATTCACGGTGAAGCTGAAGGGTATATTCAATACAAACACGATGTTAGTAATATGTATACACCTATGTCTAGACCCATGTATTCTACTTACAAACACAAGACACTTGAATTGAAACCGTGGTTCTAGTTCTACGATCATGTTGCGAATTTTATAATAATAAAAAAAACTTATTATTATTATATTATTTCTTAAACGTTCGACTTCTATGCAATTTTCGTTTTCGACTGCGTAGTTTGTATTTTCTACCACCACCACCCGGACTATTCGATATATTATCATATCTTTGAGAAGGACTTGGACATGATTTTCTATTACGACGTGTATGTAAACCTTGTATTAATCTAAACGCCTCTTCTGTAATGGGTTGATCAATCGGCGGCAATCTAGCTGGCGGACGACGAGGTTTTTTATAATACGGCGACGTCGGCGTCGGCGTCTCAAGAATAGGTGAAAGATCTTTTGGGCTATGGAGAGACACCTTATAAGGAACACGTTTAAGTCCTGCATCTATACGTGTAGGTGGTATATCTAAACTGCCTATATTCTCTTCTGGGACAGGGTGTTCGCCTCTTCGATAATTCGCATAACGACGTTGTGTCATAATTCTTCTGGGAGGGTGTGGCTGTAGTATTTTGCTAGATGAAGCAAGAGCCTCACCTGCGCCTGGTGGTGGAACTTCCCTAAGATTTTTTAGGTTAATTCTAACTGGAATTTTGTTCGCCTCGAACAAATGTCGAAGTCTTGGTGGTGGTGTTATTGGCAATTCGACGTCGTCCTCATTCGGCGTATGAGGTTCATACTTGAAATTTCTGTGCTGAGGTAACCGTAGATTTGTCATATCATGTGTTGGTTGCACCACCACCAGCTTTCTTCGTGTCGTAGATGGCGACGCTTTAGTTGGCCTCGTTGATGATGGCGGCTGCATTTTCAAACAATATTATCTAATATTATCCTAATATTATCTAATATTATCCTTTATTTTTATTTTTTAGTTCCATGCACATACATTTATGTTTTCTTCATTACAACTTTCTTCTTCTTTGCTGCAACAACCGCACCACCCTCCGCACTTCCTTTTGGTTCTGATGACGACAATCCTAGATTTACCCATTTTCGATACTCCCGCTCCAATTCATCTAAATCGCGAGACCATAATGTTTGAATTGAAGTAACCATAAGTTCATCATGCTGTATGCGCTTGGTATCTCTCTCTGCGATAAGAGTCTTGACATTTTCATCTGTTACACTATCCATCGGCATCTTCAGAAGATATTTAAACTCGGTGTCTCCATCAATATGTTCATAACCATGCTCCATCATCTTTGCAAAAATCGCATCTTTTGTCTGTCTACGTAATTCCAACGTGTCATCTAAAACTTCCTGAATATATCTGGCGCGGTTTGTCAAGAGACGTAACTCATTACCAAGTTGAGCCAGCATAGCTGTCTTTCGTTTAGAATACAAGGAAAGCCGTTCTTTATAATAATCTTCGATGATGTCATAGATCGTCGCATATTTACGCAGCTTCTCGCGTGCATCGAATAAATTCATGTTCGTCGTGCTTTGTGTCGTAAATAATCCAAGAATCTTTTCAAGCTTATTCGTTCCTGCATCAGCATCGATGATCACGCTTTGTAACTCTTTTGGTGTGTGAGAATATCCAGGATGAAATGTCACCGTGATATCTATTACAGTATCGGTTGACATATCAACGTATTCTTTAAGAATTGGCGTTGATGCGCCCCCGCCGCTGCTTCCTCCTCCACTAGCTGATCCCGATGGCGGCGCCGCAACTTCCATAAGCTTCTCTAAAAACTGTTTGTAATCATCCGTCCATGTGCCAATCGGTAACTCCGTAATTCGGACCTTACGGTCTGCCACGATTTCATAACATCCCTTGATAATATATTTTGCTGAAGTTCCAATTGCACCGATTTTACGAATCGTTCCCGTAAAACCCTTGAAATAGGGCTCAATAACCGGTCTTTCTCCGGCGGTGACTCCATCAACTCCGCCGACACCACCACCACCACCACCACCGCCATGCTCTGATAACATCGCGCGAATATACTGTATGATGTGTAGTGGGTTATGCGGCATTACATCCGTGCTAAATCCTGTTCCAATTCCCTTCGTTCCATTTACGAGAATCATCGGTATTGCTGGTGCATAATAAACGGGTTCGACGATCTGCCCGTCATCGTTGATGTAGGATAATACCGCATCATCTTCTTGGCGAAATAATAGTCGCGTGAGTTTATTCAGTTGCGTGAAGATATACCTTTCGCTTGCTGAATCATCTCCGCCGCAACTTCTGGTCCCAAACTGACCATTCGGTTCAAATAGATTGATATTGTTGCTCCCCACAAAGTTCTGTGCCATTCCAACAATCGCCGCATTCAAACTCGCTTCACCATGATGATAACCTGAATGTTCAGACACATAACCGCTGAATTGGGCAACCTTGATTTCGGTTTTCAGGCCTCCTTTCTTGAATGCAGAATATAGGATTTTACGCAACGAGATTTTAAGACCATCCATGAGATTCGGGATTGAACGCTCGTTATCGTAAATCGAAAAGTGGATGAGACTTCGATCAACAAACTCCTCATAAGGGATTTCAGGCTTCGACGTATCAAGATACGCTTCGCGCGAATAATTCGCCAACCACTCTTTCCGATCATCGGCACGTTTCTTATTGAATGCCATATCCAAGCTGTTATTTGTTGTCTGGCCTGTATGCACAAATGATACGACTTTCTTCTGCTCAAAATATTCTTTGAACTCCTTTCCGGTGCTCGTGCCCAAACCTTTATAATATTTCGTATTCCAACTGGCAGGAACAACCTCTCCGGGGAATTGCTTCTTCCACGCTTCAAACTCCCCATCGTTGTAGAAAAGAACTTCTTGCGCACCTCGTCTGGCTTTTAAAATCGGTGTATTCATAAACCCGATAAAACCGGGAATCTTTGTAAGCGATGGCCACTCTGTTTGGAATAAGTTAATTCCGAGACCTTGAATATGCGCGCCATCCAAATCCTGATCGGTCATAAAGAGAACCTTTCCGTAACGCAGCTTAGTAGCTATATCTGCTTGTGTGTATGTCTTTCCAGTTTCAAGACCCAAAATCTGCTTGATTTCTGCAATCTCTCGATTCTCTGCAATTCTCTTCGTAGATTCGCCGTGAACGTTGAAGAGTTTACCCTTCATGGGATACACTCCGATGAAATTTCGGTCTTCTTTACTCAACCCGGAAATAATACCGGCCTTTGCTGAATCTCCTTCGCATAAAATAATCGTGCATAGAGCAGACTTGTCGGATGAACCTGCATAATTCGCGTCGATTAATTTCGGAATACCGCGGATCGTTCGCGTTTTTACGCCGTCTGTCTTCTTCGCGGCCTTCGTATCTTTCACCTCTGTAAGCGCACATGCTGCATCCATCACACCCATCTTCGATAATTTTTCGATAAAGTCGTCGCTTACTTTACAGGAAGAACCGAAATTGGCAACTGCAGTTCCAAGCTCGTCTTTTGTTTGACTCGAAAATGATGGATTTTCGATATCACACCGCAAAAACAACATCAACTGCTCCTTGATCGTGTTCGGCTTCACGTCGACCTTCTTCTTCTTTTTGATCAACTCCGCCAGCTTTCTCACAATCTGGTTTGTAATGTATTCAACGTGCTTTCCGCCACGTGGTGTGTATATACCGTTTACAAATGACACGTGACAAAACTCGTCCGTTGGGGTAAGACACACGACATACTCCCATCGTGGATCAGGATTCTCGTAGATTCGCTTCGTCTCGCCTTTTCCGCCAATATACAAGTCGACATACTGCTGAAAATGCCTTACCGGAATGACCGAGCCGTTGTATTTCACCTTGATGCTCTTGTCCGTAACCGCTGCAATATCATACGTGCGTTTCAAAAACAGCGCCATCATATCTGCAGTTAAATTGTTCGACGGGATACCGAAACGCACGTAATCTGGACGAAATGACACACGAGTATACGGCTTCACCTTTGTTTTCGTTACAACCGGTGGGATGATTTCAGATAGATTGTTGCGGAATTCTTGGACATATTTAAGCCCTCTAACATGATCGACGGTTTCTACACGCCCCCACACAGACCATATCAGCACCAACTTGAACCCGAATCCGTTTTTCCCGCCAACAATCTTCTCTTTTTTGTTCTCGTCATAGTTGGTTGATGTGCGAAGATGTCCGAAAATCATTTCGGGAATCCACAGTTTGTGTTCTGGATGCTGTGCAACATCAATTCCGTTGCCGTCATTCGTAAGATGGATCGTTCCATCAAGAGGATCAATCTCTACTTCAAGTGATGTTACCGGAAGTGCGTTCGGCTTCCCATCAGAAATCGCCTGCGCTTGTCGCACTACATGATCGCGCATATTCACCATACCTTCATCGAAGAGTTTGTATAGGCCAGGAATGTATGTAATCGCGCGCCGATTCAGTTTAGAAAGAACTGGGTCTGCTCCTCCAGGTTTCGTTGTCTTGCTTAACGGTGTCGACGTCGTATCCGATGAAACAGACACAGCATCGCTTCCGCCTTCGACACTACTATCTTCTGTCACAGAAGATCCGGCATCCATTACATATTCGATTGTATCCGTTGTTTCGATTGACCCGATATACGTATCGGGCTTTTTCAAAATATGTTCTCTGTCTGTCATTTTTTGATATTTTTGAAGTTCTTCGTCAGGTTTTTCTACTCCAGCTACTTTCTTTCCTGCTGCACCCTCTCCGGTAGCGCATTCTTTCGTTACCTTCTTTTTCTTCTGCATCTCTTGTATTATTGTTGCTGTTGAACCGGACATTTAGTTATATTCGAAAACCTTTAACTATGAAAGATACCTAATTGTATATTGCCATTTTGTTTAATTTGTTTTCAATTTTATTTTAAAAGTAATGTATAAAATGTCTCACGCTCCTCGTTATCGTTTGAATACTGGAATATGCAGCGATATTTTTATAATTGGCGGCTCTCAGATTACCTATGATTCATCGGGTAATCCTGTTTTAATTAATCCGAATGATCGAATGCCGTATATGAAATGTCCCAGCCTTGCAAATCCAACTGCAGGCATGGCGACATCGACAAATAATACAAATATTTCAAAGAAAATGCGTTTTGCACAACAAATACGTGTAGGATCTGCATTAAAGGGTGGGAAAACATATTATTCGGTAAATAAAACGAATACATATGGAAGTTGGCAAGGAGCACCAGGAGGTTCCGGTGAATCGATTCGTAACGCGTTTTAATTATATATTTAGGGATAATGGGTGGAATTTTGCATATAATAATTATTATTTTTTCTAATGTTGTAGTATAACAGAAACTTTAGAAAATGGTGAAACGTTTAGACCGCGGTGATGATGGGAAATACCATGTTAATGGTAATAAATACGATATGTTAGAAGGTTCTAGGGCTCAGGTTTGGCACGGCACCGCTTACAAAACCCCCGGTGGTCTTACTAAGGCACAGCTCATTTTTAATAAGCACGGTCGTATCGTTTCTGCAAAGAAGCATTCCACCGCTAAGAAGGAAAATCGTCTTCGTAAGTATGGTTACACCGCTCGTAAGGGTAAGTTTGGCGCTATCAAAATTAACTCCAAGACCGGCAAGCATCATCGCCTTGTGAATACTCCTAAGAGGCGTTAAATCCATATAATAGCGTATCTCCGTAGGTATGTGTAATATTATTCTTATTATTGAGTTATATCCAATAATAAGACATTTCAACGAAATTCATCCAATTCAACGACGTCTTGAAGCGCGGGACTTTCTACGCAATACACGCCTGGATTTCTTGTATTTACGAGAGGGGCCACGGCGACGGCGGCGCGAACCGCCTCCGGGTGTGGCTGCGCCTGCGCCTGCGGCTTCGCCTTGGGCTGCGCCTGCGCCTTCGCCTTCGAGTTTCTTCATTTCTTCCAACATTTTTTGAATTTCTGTTTTCAAGCTTTCTAGAATGTCGTTTGCGTGCTTCATACTATTCCTTAAATGAGTAAGTTCACCTTCATCATCAGGAACTTTCTTAGAAGAATCCCTAAATTCTGCTAGTCTTTCTTGAAATGTTTTTAAACTTTCTTCTGTTGAAGAATATGCAATTTTCAATTTTTCTATTTCTGTTTTCAATTCATCTAGTTTTATCGTTTTGTCTGCCATAGTTCAGTAAAAAGTCTTATTATAAATTATACAAATATTTTAATTTGTATAATCTTCTAAATATTTTATTCCAAAGAACAATTATAGATATTCGTCAATATAATTATTATAGTTCATTTTCGTCCGATTCAACGACGTCTTGTAGCGCAGGACTTTCTACGCAATACGCGCTTGGAATTCTTGTATTTACGCGAACCGCCGCCCATACCTTTCGGTGAGCCACTAGGACTATGCCCTGGTTCTCCAGGGCTCTTGGCTCTAGAGGCTGCTTTGGAACCCTTGGATTTGGATTTGGAAGCTTTGGCTGCTTCTCTCTTTCTTCGACCATGTAATGATTCGGCAATTTTTTCTAAATATTGAGCCGCAGCTATTATATTCATTCTAGAACGAGTAGTTAATTCAGCAACCGGCGAATCACCACCATTCATAAATGGCGTTTCTCTGGACAAATACGTCCATATTTCTCGTGCCGTTTCTTCTACGACATGTAAATCTTCACGAACAATTATACATTGTTCAGAGTATATTGAACCAAAATAACCCGGAATACTACGATCTGTTTGACGGTAAAGTAAATCGTGTCTAACTGGCTCACCTCTTACATGCAACAATTCATGAAATGTAATTTTGTATGCATCTTCTTCAACCCGCGTAAAGGTTGTTATAATAGTTGTGCCGGCGGGGGTCCCCTCGGGTGTTTGAAAGTGAAGACTCATACCACCAGGTCTTACACGAAACTCATATTTTTTATCATGTCCTCCAGCTGCCGCCATAATTCAATAAAAAGGTTTGTTATAAATTATACAAATATTTTATTTTATAATTGCATAAAATCAGACATTCGTCAAACATTATTATAAGTATTATATATAGTTTCGCGATTTGGGATATGCTTTTAATTGTAACAAGAAACTATTCGAACGATTCGGCGAATATTAATTTACTATATAAATCGCTTCGGCATAAAAACATACCGTTTATTATTTCAAAAAAATGCGATCCGAATGTCAGTAAACGCAAAGATATTCGAGGTATTATTATTCCGGGATCTAGTGGAAACTTTCGAATATCATTAGATACTTTTCAACCAGCATTAGATTTAGAATTGTATTATCTATTTCATTTTCCAAATCTACCTGTTTTAGGTATATGTCATGGTTGCCAATTTTTAATGGTATACTATGGCGGGTCTCTACTTCAATATGATACCTATTTAAATGGCGAAATTTCTACGAACCTCGATTTATCAGTAGATAAATTATTCGATGGTTGTAAATCAACAGAAAAATTACACTTCCATTTTCACGATTTACCTACTATTCAAAATGGCTCTCATAACAAAAATATTAAAGAAATTGCATGGTTTACTTTTCGAGATAACAAACGCCGAGCTTGTGCTTTTGAGTTCGAACGTGGCCGTGTATATGGTCTTATGTTTCACCCCGAAAAACATGAAGAATCTTATCTTATATTGTATAATTTCTATTATAATGTATGTGGCGCAGATACAACAACGAGTAGTAGTAATATTTCTACAAATTAAAATCCGTCCTTATATTCTTCAACTGGATCGACATGTTCGAGAGATAAAGATGTTGTTATCAATCCATTTTCATCTAAATAATCAGAATATTCATCGATCAAAAACTTCTCGAAGTAACGTTTGCTAACCGCACGACGATCTTTCGATTCATAACATTTGCTACAATAATACTCGTATGCGTTGTATAACGGCTGTGGTATCGAAATGTTATTTGTGATACATTGCATCTTAAACAATTCCAAGTATACCCGTATTTCGGCTTTTTTACTCCACATTTTACATCCCACATTCACTAGATATTTGTCATCTTCTATATTTACATCTGGGTAAAAATGGCGTATCATTCCAATAAGCGCAGCATCACTTATATTATGATATGAATTCTGACTACTCGTCGTTTTTGTATTCTCTGTCGACGATGACGATTTCGAGAGATATTCATTAAATAGTGTAGATAATTCATCTATCTCCATTTCAATTTCATCGTCATTTACGCTGCAGTTTTCGCTCCAAAAATTCATAAATTTACTAACCATCGGAAGATGTCGGCTTGTTATATTTGGAAAAACGTCGAGAGATTGTAATTCTCCGTCTTCGGTCACCATAGATCCACTTCCGTAGATATACTCGGTTATTCTCGTCTTTAATACCGCATTAAATATCATGTTCGGGATCTGAAATTCACTCAAATACATTTTCCATAAATAAAGCATATTATTCCATGTTATCCCACAATCAACCGTCGCAGACGGCTCTGTAGCAAATTTCATAAACTCTTCTATTATCTGACTCTCTGTTCGTGTTTTGAAAAACCAGGCATGATCTTTAACCTCAGATGTCTTACACTGACGCAGTAAATACTCGTCTGCATTCCCATATCGATGCGAATAATGCGCTGCAACACAAAACAAATCTATAATCGATAATTGTAAATCCGAACTACGGAACACATCTACGCTGTTTACAGAGACCGACGATGCAGTATTTAAAGTATTCATGTTTGCAATCTGAAAATTAACAATACGACAATCCATATAATTATGTTCGTAATATTTGAACTTAAAGGCACTATTAAATGCGTTGATTCCGAATAGACCGCTGCATTCCACACCGAGATCTTTTATTAGTTCTTTAGCACTTGCCGGGATAAAATAGATTAGTGGAGCTGCCTTCTTTAATAATACATCCCCCAATAATGTAAGAAAATATTTAGCATGATCTCTTGTTCGAAATAATTTAGGATACAATTGCCCGATTACATACTGAATCGTTTTTGATTCGGGTATTGATTTCAAAATATCACGTTCCTGGATTTGTTTTATGATCCGATTTTTGATCTTATATTTCCAAGTAAGTAGATTTGAAGCAGCATCGCCGAGAGATTTTGATCCTGACCCCTGGCTCGTTATTTCTGTCAATATTCGATGATGAATCTCGTCCTCATTTATAATGGAATAATGCACTTGATTGTATGAAAAATAGATCTCCGAATGATGAGAATAATAATATTTCGTTCGATTTAAAAATGATTCAATAAACTCTTCAGATACAATCTCGAGAGATTTCTTTCGTGTCTCTCTCTCTATATGCGCGGAATTATAGTTTTTTATTATGATGGGTAATTGATGTTTTATATGGGAGTGGATTCTCTCGAGAATATGTTCGTTTCCGGAAATATCCGCATTTATCTTCCATATGTTCGAGAGATTTTCAATCGTTTCATCTAGTAGCGTCATTTGCATATCTTATTCAATATTATTTATATATTATTATAATAGTGTAACATAATGTATAAACCACATAAAGATGGTAGTGCAAAAGGTAGTGCAAAAGGTAGTGTTGCTGTGCCAAATCGATTCAAAGAACGTGACGAAAAAAAACGTCAACGTGCACGAAATATTATATCAAATGTATCAAAACTATTGGGCAAAACACCGGTGTCTTATCGTGACATAATTTATGAGATCAAAAACTTATTCTTTTCAGGGTTAGAACCGCATGAGACAAATCATATTTTTATACAGTTTTTGATATCATTTAATGATTATTTTATTCAAACAACAAAAGATATGTATGACGATAATTTTAGAGGTGAGGTTTCTAGAACAATCGAAGGTATATTTTATAGTGATGGAGCATTATGGTTTTTTAATCGGGAATCCGGTGAGTGCATTAATGTCACTGCTCCCGGGACTCGGGGTGCGAATCGAGGGAAAGATATACCAGCAAAAGGACCAAATAAACGATTTCGCAGTTTTTTGACACATATATTATTGAATCTTAATGATTATACCGAACGTGAAAAATACATCCTATCTAAATATCTTCATGCGTTTGAAGATGATCGTATTACGGGAGAGATGTATATACCTGTATCAAATAGAATACATGATAATCTTGCAGAATGTGTAGCATTAAACTATCTTTATCGAGATGAAGATGGCGAATTTAAATATACTAACGGGTTTCATACGGCGTTTGATGCATATAATGCCCTACGATCTCCGAGTGAACAATCCCAAACATCGATAGACGATCTTATTGATTTAGATGTGCCGGGGTTAACGGCTCAAGAAGGGAGCGTTCTTATGGAACTTTTTAGAACGGGATATGACATACAACGAGCAAAGATAAATGAAGGAGTTATCATCGATGGGAATGAAAGCTATTGTAAAAAAGATATACCTATGAATAATGGTGTTAACGTAAGTAATACCCGAATTCATCAGGTTTTGAGAATTTCAATTCTTCGACAACGATTACGGGAAGCAGGGTATTCTGACGAGCTTGATAGATCACTTCGAGGTGTTCAAGCTGTTGTAGCTGTTGTCGATCCTCTTCAGGGCCAAGAAGCACCTTCTGCCGGTGGTAGACGGCGTATTTATTCTACGCGTCGTCGTAGACGACTCCATTTGCGTAAAACAAAGGTTACGTTATATCGTAACAAACATAAATACACTCTCCGTAAGTTTAAGTAAATATTCTTCGCATGGATGTATTCCCTTTCCTATATTGTCTTTTGCATAAATCTCTCGAACAATCGATTTCAAGGCGTCTGTATTCTTATATTTTACAATAAAATCGTCGATTTCCATTCTTGTTGGGTTTGGGGGTAGGCATATATAATTGTCGTTGCCATTACTGTTATTATATGATTCCATGTTGATTTACATAACATATGTATAAACGTTTTATATCCGTATATTTATGTTATTCTATACTTCGACCCAAGGTCGTTTTGGCATATCAACCAAATATTTTTCCCAGTCTTTCCATTCTGGATGTTTGGCAATATGTTGTTTCACATAGAAGGATGTTCCGCATGGTGGACCCCAACGCGCTATAAATGTCATTTTTGCAGCAAGAGCGCTATCGACAACTTTACAGTCATAAGCGCCAACCGGCTTAAATGGTGATGCTGCGTCTTTATCGCTATAGTTGTGTTTACATACGGTTCGGGTATTTGCGCTGATTTTACCCAGATGGTTATCATAATGGTCAGATAATATTTTCATCGCGATCGAAATGTCGATTTTGCCGCGGTATTTTTCGGCCAATTTCTCTAATTGAACCCGGCGATTTCCGATACTGGACGTGATATTTCTAAATCCTAAAGAATTGTCACCTGAATCCACATTTCCTACGGATGTAGCGTCATTTACAGAGGATGATAATGAATGATTACATTCAATATTACGAATACGTTCATCATACGTTGAGTTGAATCCGACAAAAACGCCATTTTTGGTTGTTTCGATATTCACATAATTAAGACCTAATTCAACACGCATGATTTTCTTGTTGCGGATATCCCCGAACATCCATGAGCAAGCATAATCGCCAGAATTGCCTTTTTGTAATCTCTCGGCGTAGTCATCTAAAGTATTTCCATATTGCATGCATTCGCGGATACGGCAGCATATGGGATCTCGTAATTCAAATGCGTTGAATCCGCCAATCGTTGTTTCGGAACCGATGATTCCTGCGCTTGTAACGAAAAAATCGGTCATACTAAATACTCCACCAGCGGCACTTTGCATAACGATGGTGTGTCCATCTCCGGTTTCTGGTTCGATTCTCAGTATAATGTTGCAAAATTGTGCGTCTAAGAAGTTGCTAAAGGACGAATGACCGCAAACAATATCGCCGTTCTTCGTCCAATCTGAGCCAACCGCCATAATTAGTGAACATCTGTCCTTATATTCGTTTAATTTCGCATTTCGTGATGCGAGAGATGCAGGATTCGCAGATATGGCATATTCATCGCGAATGACATCTGCGTATTTTTTGCGATATTTCGGAGTATCGATATATCGTAGCATATGTGAATAAAAATAAGGAAGGGACATATGCATATTTATAAGAATGACTTGGCATAAACGTAGTTTTGCTCCATCGGCGATTCCCCTCATTTCCTGGTAGATTTTTGGAAATCGTTTTTGAATAATGGGTTCGAAGAAATCGTTGCATAGTTCATATAAAAAATCGATATCTCGACCATAACCTTCTTTGCTCATGAATGACAAAACGTGAAATATATGTGGGAATAGATGTGCTGTTAATTCTCCGTGTGCGACCCCACGGTCGTATGGTCCACCACGTATTGTAATTCGTATCCATCCATCATTATTTTTGCTATTCTTGTTTATTCGCATTTCACCGTTTTTCACATGTTTTATTTCGGCGACTCCACCGCGGCGTCGTAATGTGGTTATTATTCGTTTATTATTTCTCTTAATTCTCGTAGTTCTGTGATATTTTTTGTAAGATATCATTTATATTATTATATTATTTTTCCATAAAATAGATATAAAGATTTAAATGTCTAAACAAGTAAAGAGTCGCGATGAGTTTTTCTAATTTTAACGCACCTACCTTTACAGTAGGTAGTAATGGCGGAGCGTCGTCATTAAATGATAATGTTTTGACGATAAAAACGGTGCAGATCGCGCCGTTTCGAACGTTGATGTGTGCCCTAAAGGAGATTTTAATAGAGACGAATATTACATTTCAGAAAGATGGAATTCGTATTATCAATATGGACAAGTCGCATACGATGTTGGCGCATTTGTTTCTAGAGGCGGTGAATTTCGAGCTGTATGAGTGTAGTTTGGACAAGATTATTATTGGTGTGAATATGTTTCATTTGTTTAAATTAATTAATTCGATTGATAATGATGATACACTTACGATTTATATTGAAAAGAAGGATTATAATGATGGTGTTGTATCGTATTTGGGGTTGAAGTTTGAAAATGGGGATATTAAGCAGTGTAAGACGCAGAAGTTGCGTTTAATCGAGCCTGATTTGGAAGAATTGGTTGAGCCGGAGGTTGCATTTTCAAGTGTCATTAATTTACCATCGGGTGATTTCCAGAAGATTATTCGTGATTTATCGTGTATTTCGGAGAAATTGGAGATTAAATCGGTGGGAAATGAGTTGATTTTTCGTTGTTCAGGACAGTTCGCAACAGCAGAAGTGAGGCGTGTTGAGTCCGACGGTAGTATGGAATTCTTGCATAAAAAAGATTCAGGGAAGGTAATACAGGGGGAATTTTCTTTGAAAAATTTGGGATATTTCATTAAATGCACCAATTTGTGCAGCCAGATCGAGATGTATTTAGATAATGATATGCCACTTGTTGTTAAATATTATGTTGCATCGCTTGGCACGATTAAATTGTGCTTATCCCCGTTGCCCAGTTCGTAAAAGATAATATTTTGTTTTACATTATTTCTACGCAAAATACGTAGCAATAATATGAAATTATTTTAATATTCTGGTGTATGCTTCTTAAACAAACACCCGTGTGCAGTTATTCCTTCCAGTTCTCGAATGATCCCAGCATTTTGAAAATTACAATTTGCCATCCATATTTTGATAATACAGAAATTCTTCTTCGGGGAAATTGTAATTCCGTTTACATGCGGAAGAACGCTCAGGTTTGTTGAGATCGTTTCACCTACTGTAACATAGGATAGCTGTTTCCATGCCTGGTTGACTTCTTTGTTTGCAACCTTGTATGAGAAACATCCTCCATTTCGATTTTGTGCATCTTCCCACATAGGAACAATCCCTTTACGCATGAGAAACAGCATACAATTCATAACCAATTTTGGTGGTAAGGTTTCGAAGATGGCAATCGCCTCTTCCGCTGATTCAAATTCATAGATTTTCTTATAGCTTGAAGCCGACCAATTCGTATCATGTGGTAAATGCGCCCATAATGTCCATTTATTGGACAATTTATGAAACGCTGGTTCGTTTGATTCGGGAACAATACTCTTACCACTATCGCTATTCGTTCTAGACGAATCGACTGCGGAAGAAGAAGAAGACGACATTTCACGAAAAGGAACACTCGATGATGTGGATGGAAAACTACACATCGTATATTATATAATCAATTTTTTTTATACCGTTTCTGATACTTTTCTTCTTCTAAATGTTTTATTCGATCATTTCAAATTCAGATGAAATGATATTTTTATCACATGTTGCAAATTCGGTATTCTTATGATCCGTCGTCGCGCTGCTGTTGTCGCTATCTGCGTCGCTCTCGCTGCTCTCGCTGCTCTCGCTATCTGCGCTGCTATCGCCGCTGTCATCCGAATCATTCACATCGACGGCCTTATCCTCCCATTTCTCACCCACAGACTCTTCAGTTTCATAATCTGATGACACTTCCTCCGAATCATAATAATACATATTAATCTCATCGTTTAGTGATATGACATCTTTATCTTTTATATTGTAAATAGGACAGTTTAATAGGGTATCCGCTTTAATAATATATGCCGACCCAACTACAATATGTTGACCAGGTAATAACGTCATAAACATATCGGTTTCGACATCGTTAACGCTGGCAGCTACATCTTCTGTTTTTCCCATCGATACATCCGTAGTTTCGGTTTCGGTTTCGGTTTCGGTCGTCGTAGTTTTTTTATGAAAACATAACAAGGGATGTTCCGAAGGTCTTACTTTAATGAAATCATTATTGTATAAAACAAGTTTGTATTCAGATGTAGATGAACCAATATATTCTGCAATATCACTCCTGTGTAGCTTATTTATCGCATACCATTTCAAAAAGGCACGGTCAAATAAGACATTTTTTTCGATATAAAACGTATCCGGATATTTCACACAAATAGGTATCTTTTCAGATGTATTATCATCGGAATTATCACCCGGCAATTTGACAATCAGCTCTAAATAATTATTGATTTCGCATGAATTACAAAATTTACGGTAATTTTTATTAAATTGTGTATGCGTTGATATTCTAAAGTCTCCGCGGTGAATACGCGTTTGTTTATAGTCTGGCGATGAATGAATAATAAAATCATAGATGTCATTTTTCTCTTCCGTCATATCTGGATATTCATTATTATGTTTGAGTCTATAATTTGCACACTCTGTATCGATCCATTTACACACTTTATATTTTGCCATATCAACCGTTTTAATATTTTGTCGATACGTTCTTACGTTAATATATTCCGAAAACGATGAAAACACCTCCTTTCCATTTTTTACAACTGTATATGTGCTAAATGTATAATAACCAAAATATCGCATCATAAATGCTATTTTATTCGAGAGGAATTCTTCAAGTTCACGGAATTTATTAAATATACCACTATGGATAATGTACCATATTTTTTGCATTAATTCGGGGTTAAATGAAATAAAAGCCGTATACATTAATGGCATAATAACATAAACCATAGAAACCGCAAACATTATTTCAGCATGTCGAATTTCACGGTCGGAATAAGATGATTCAATAAACCTTGGGTATTCTATACCTGAATTATATATAGTCAATCCTGGGTTTATAAGTTTGGGCATTATATATATATTTTTATGAGGCGGAATATTATTATATATTTATTGTATATATATATAATATCAATTGTATTTATATGATATTATATGAAAAATATATGTGAATCAACGCATCTGTTTTGGAGGAGGAATGTTATTCGGTGGTTGGTTATTTGGCGGTAGTGGTGGTGCATTAACGCTCGCTTGTTTTTTTACACGAAGATCTGTTTTTCCTGGATTTATTCCAAAGACATAAAACAACACAGATGAAATATATGTCAATAATAAAAATGGAATGAGGACGATACCCCATACAAATTTAGTGAGACCATTTAAACACATGATATTTAATATTGTTGTAAATGTTATCATAATTATAAACTTTAATAGTGATGTTGAATATTCACCCTGAAATAAATCTATGACAACTTGTATCATAGAAAAACCTAAATAAAGCAAAGCTGGCGGGCATATTTTTTCAATCATTATTTGTAACTATATTATAAATGATTATTTTATTTGTATGAAATTACTTCTTGAATAATGCAACACCGTTCTTGAATACACCCACTTCATCGCCAACATCATCATTTACGCAGGCATAAATGATACCATTTTGCGTATTTGTAGTGAAATAGGTCTTTCCTTTAATTTTCACTTCGGATACCTCGATTTCGGCCTCTTCCTCCTCGGCCTCCTCGGCAGGTTCATCCGCATCGACTTCCTCGGTGGCATCCTCCTCCTCGGCGGGTTCTTCCTCGGCGTCCTCCTCGGCGTCCTCCTCGGCGTCCTTCTCGCCCTCTTCCTCCTCGGGTTCAGGTTCAGCAGCATCGACTTCCTCGTCTGCTTCCTCTTCCTCTTCGGCTTCAGGTTCATCAGCATCGACTTCCTCAGCGTCCTCCTCAGCGTCCTCCTCGGCGTCCTCCTCGGCGTCCTCTTCGTCCTCCTCGGCGTCCTCTTCCTCGGATTCGTCCGATTCTTCTTCGGCTTCAGAGTCTTCACCAGACACATTATCAGGGAATGATACTATTTCATTTTGCTGGTATTGTATATGTGTAATAGTAGTAGCTCCATCGTTCAGAGCGACGTCGTCATCTTCGTTCTCGGTCTCATGAATTTCCAACTTAACTTCATTTTCAGGGAGTTCTTCGTCATCGTCGCCGTCGCTCGTTGCACATGAAGATAACGAATTTACTGCATTTTTTTGTTGTTTCGTGCATGTAAAACTTCCCTTTGCAACCTGACTTTCTAGAAAATGGATATGTTTTGTTAATTGATCAATCGATTTTTTCAACTGGACAACTTCTGTGTAGTCATTCGGTGCATCATCATGTTCGAATGCTTCATGATGGTCTTCATGATCGTCTGAATTTGACGCAGCGTTTCCGTTTTGTTGTTTCAATTGAGTCTCAAGCGAATGAATTTTATTATGTAGGACTGCGATGCATGGTAGACCCATGATGGCGTCATGAGTCTGTTTATATGTAGTGTAGTCGCCAACAACACCTTCGAGCATTCGCGAAATATGCTTGGTCATTAATTGAGAAACATCTTCTAGTAATGGCCGAATATCGATTGTAATTTCGGAATTGCCGCTTTTGATTCCTGATGATCCTTTATTATTTTCGCCCGGTTCTTCAAATTTTGCTTGTTTAAAATTGCTAGTTTCCATCTTTTATTCTTGTATAGAACGATACTGCAATAAATAAACTAAGGGTAGTGTATTTAATATATATTGCATGTTGTTTATTTCAATTTTGTCATTATTATTATTCTAATTATTATTCTAATTATTTTAGCGTTCGTTTAGATAAAGATAATTAAGATATTATGTTAATACAATACATAGATACGAAACATGGCTGAAAATGCAACAAATGTTACCCGGTCCGGGCCATCAGAACTTCAAATAAATCGGTATGTTGAAATAGTAAAGGGTCAAACCGATATGTCGGAAGAAGAAATCCTTGGATCATTAAAGTTGCACGACTATGATATTGTCAAGGTTGTAAGATCATATTTCAAAGGTGGAAAAAAAGATGATGATGATCGTGCGAAATGCGATACTGTGTATAATTCGAAAAACCAATTAAGATTTAATGAAATACGTAATTTTATGGATAAAGCGGCAGAGTCATTTCGTAGAAACCAAGAAATGAATCGAATCTATCAGCAGGTAATGGAAAAGAAAAAAGCGCAGGAGGCAGCGGCGGCAGCGGCAGCGG